CACGAACCCAATAAACACGGGGCCTTATTTTGTCTCACTAACTTTTGGAAATGGAAAGTTAGTGAGACAGCGCGACACTTTTTGTCTAGTAGTTATACAGTTTGTTCATAATCAATGCAAAATGGCTAAAAATTACAAAAACCGGGAAACAGTGATATACTCTCAAAAACACCCAAATTTTAAGGTTTCTTAATAATGATTAATAATTGTACAAAGTACAGCAAAAGTGCGGTCGAAATATGGGATGAAAACACAAATCCAGAGGCCCATAAAACGAGGAAGAAAACTGGCGTTTTGGGAGACAATCCAGAGCGCGATAAGATCCTAGAAGATGTTTATATTATGTCCAGGAATGGATCATCACTAGAAACGATTGCTGGCTACTTTGGTGTGACCTATGGGACGTTGCGAAAGTACCTAGAGGACGTTGCTAACTTAGACTTGCGTTTGGTGCATGATAAAGCCAAGGCGCAAGGTGTTGCTGTTGCTGAGGATATATTGTACACTCGCATTTTGCAGAAGAAAGAGTTAAAAGACTTACAATTCTTCTTGAGTTCACGCGCTGCTGAGTCATGGGGCGCTAAACAAGAAACGCCTATGGGTGATATAATCATTCAGATTGGGGACGCTGAGAAAAACGTTTAATGTAAGAAAACGAACCACAAGAGCCATATTCAAATACATATAGGCAGAATGAAGCTGCGTTGGTGGTGTCTACACATAAGTACAGTGCGTTTTGTGGTGGTGCTGGATCGGGTAAGACTTTTTTTTCGTTAAGAACAATGCTTATTCGTGCATTAAAGGCGCCAGGGACCCATCACCTTATATTGAGAAAAGAGCTTACAGCGGCTCGTGCGTCTATTTGGATGCAGGGTTTGCCTGAAGTTATGCGTGTTTGCTTTCCAGGTTTGTTAGAAGTTTGTCATTGGAATAACAAAGACAGCATTGTTACGTTGCCGAATAAGTCAGTTATTCGATTAGGTGGAGCATCCGATCGCAAAAAACTTGAAAAGATTTTAGGCCAGACGCAGTCAACAATTTACATCAATGAGTGCTCAGAAGTCATGGTTGAGCTATTTTTGTTCTGTCAAACTCGTATTAGACAAAAAAGCAGCCTTGTTACACGTATTATTTGTGACCTTAACCCTACGTTCCAGTCTCACTGGGTTAATCAGATGTTTATTTTACACAAAGATAAAGACGGTATGCCATTAGCAGACCCGGAGAACTATGGATTTTTGAAGATGAACCCAAGGGACAACACTCACCTTGACGAGGATTACCTATTAGGACTTGAAAGGCTGCCCCGTAAGATGCGAAAACGTTTCTATGATGGTGAATTTGCAGATGACGCAGAAGGCGCCTTGTGGAGCATGTCAGACATCAATGACGCTCGTGTTCATTATAAAAACTATCGCGAATTGAAAAACCATGTTAAATTGGGACTCACTGTTGTCGCGATTGATCCTGCGACAACAGAAACGGAAGAGAGTGACTTGACAGGCATCGTTGCTGTGGGTTGCTCTGTTGCGTTGAGAGATGACGGTCGAGAAGATCTATACGTGCTTGCTGATAAGTCTATGAAGGGTAAGCCGTTAGAATGGGCGTTTGCTGCTATTGACCTGTACGAAAAGACCCAATCGGATGCTATTGTTATTGAGACTAATCAGGGTGGGGACATGGCGATACAGACGCTTAAGAGTGCTGGTTTTCGCGGGAAGATTGTTGGGGTTCATGCCAGTAAAGGTAAGATAGCACGAGCGGAACCGATTGAGGCTTTGTACGAATTCGGTTATGTACATCATTTAGACAGTAAAGAGCTAGAAAAACTTGAAGACGAAATGACCTCGTATGTTAGGCATTTACTGACTGGTAAAGATGCGTCACCAGATAGGATGGATGCATTAGTATGGGGCATGACTTATTTAACGCAAAATAATAACCATGCGAAACATATGCGACGATTGGATCCTGCTAAGTTTAAACAAACATTAAACAAACATTTGAGGCAAAGGCATTATGGCAATTTTAGATAGATTAAAACGTAAAAAAGAAAAAAGCGCGTTTACTAAGAACTGGAAGTTATCTGCGTCTGAGGCACAACAGAAATACGCACAGACTAATTCATACGGTTTAGTTAATCCATCATTGGGGATTGGTGGTGATAGTGACGTACTGGCTACTAGCTATAATCAACATCCTGGATTTGTTAGCTTTGACGTATTAGACCGCATATACCGAACCAACGTTTTTGCTCAGAAGATTATTAACGCTCCGGCTGAAGACATGGTGCGTAAATGGCGGGAGTTCACCTGTGATGATGTTGAGAAAGCTGAAAAGCGCCAAAAAGCTGAGGTTGGCTATCAGATCAAAGATAAGGTCAAAGATGCTGTTCGTTATGCAGACCTTTATGGTGGATCTGCTTTATTGATCGTGTTACAAGATCAAGACTGGATGGAGCCGTTGGACATTAGCAAAATAAGGCAAGGAGAACTTGTTAAGTTACAGCCTGTGTTTTTGGGAGAAATGTTTAGCGCTGGCCCTATCAACTACAATCCATCTTCACCCTACTTCGAGACGCCAGAGTATTACAATATTAATAACATGGGCAATATACATCGTAGTCGTTTGATCATTTTTGAAGGCATACCTTTGTCGCTTTACTCGAAAATAACCCAAATGGGCTTTGGTGACAGTCGTTTGACTTCTTGTATAGACATTTTAAACAGCGCACAGATTGTTTGGAAAAACATTGTGAACTTACTTGTTCGTGCGAACATTGATGTCATTGGTATTAAGGATTTCCAAGAGGTCATTGCTAATGACTCTGAGGCTTTGTTTAATGCCCTGTCCTGCGCTCAAACTATTCAAGGTACGTATGGTAAAACGGTCATGGATGCTGAAGACAATTTCACGCGCCATGAGATAAGCGGTTTTAGCGGCATGGTTGATGTGTTGATGGGTTTTCTACAGCTTATTGCATCTATTGTGCCGATGCCTTTAACTAAATTGATAGGTACGAGTGTTGATGGTTTTGGCACGGGTGAGACTGAGCTTGTGCAGTACTACGACGATATTGCAGCCAAGCAAAACAAAATCATGCCCACATTGAAAATAATTGATGAGATCATGGAACGTCATTTGTTTGGTGAATATATTGGCATGGAGTATGACTGGTTGTCACTGCATGAGCCTAATGCTTCAGAGAAAGCAGACCTTGAGTTTAAGCAAATGGAAACAATGAAGGGGTACCTTGAAATGGGCATCATGTCCCCTGAAATTGCTGGTCGTCATGTTCGTAAGATGGGCGTGTATGATGGTTACACTGATGAGTTTGTTGCACAGTTATCCGGAGAAACGTTGAGTCCAGAAGAGCAAGCAGAGCTTGACGAGATAATGAAAGGCACTCTGAGTGATTAAAACAATAAAGCCAACCAAACAAACGATGCGTTACCATTGGGCTTACCGCAAGTTATTGGTTCGTTTCGTCTCTAGGATGAGCTTAATTGTCAAAAGACATTTGTTTGATTTGTTACCTAAGTTAGACGATAAATACGAAATCAAGCCTGTTGATTTATCACATATGCAGAATGACGATGAAGTGTTAGGTATTTTTGCTAGCATTCAGTCTGACTATGATTTTTTACTTGATGAGTTTAGGCCAGAAGTGTTTTCTGTTTTGCTTCAAATGAAAGAAGCGGACAAAAAGAAGTTTTACAAGCAACTTGATGATCGTTTCGGTTTGAGTCTAGGAAATATACTAGAAAAAGAGAATATACAAGACTCTTTTGCGTTAGCAATTGAGCAAAATTTAGACTTGATCAAATCTTTATCAGAAAAACAGTTGAATCGTGTAAAAAATGTGGTATTATCTGATTTAAGGGCAGGAAGTTTCGATGCCCACGCCATACGTGAAATGTTAATTCACGAGTTTGGTGTAACAACGCGTCACGCTGAGTTCATAGCGCGCGATCAATCCCATAAAATGACAAGCACCTTAGATGCGCTTAGGGTTCAAAACCTAGGCTGCGATAAGTATATCTGGCGTACAGCTAAAGATAGGCGAGTTAGGGGAGACCCAACAGGAAAGTATCCAAACGCTAGGCCATCTCATTATGCTCGTGAGGGCAAAACGTTTGCTTACGCTAA